TGATAGCGAAAAAATTGCAATCGCAGCTTTCAACGAAACAAAAGACATAACTGAAAAATGTTGGAACGATCTGGCGGCAGTGGGCATGGAAGCGCCCGTAGCGTCAATGCTTCAGCTCGTCGCTAGAGATGATGAATGCACTTGGCTAGATGAAATTAAAGTGTGGGAGAGAGGGGCTTAACGGCCCCCAGCCTTGCAGGGGTTGTGATTATAATATCAAGATGTTAACAACTTGCTGACAAATGGAGGTACTAATGCAGACACAAATAAAAAAGCGCCAGCGAAAGCTTAAAGGCTACAGGCTGGAAGAAGAGCTGATTGCTCACATTGTTTATGAGGCGGAAAACCTAGGCATCTCTGAGAATGATTACGTCCGGGGCGTGTTTGCCAAGGATGCAAAAGTTAAAGGGAAGAAGTTAAAGCATGATTATTGGCATTGATTGCGGTTATAAAACCGGGGGTGTTGGATTAGTGACCCTAGAGGGCTGGGCCGAGGTCCACGACTTACCCACTTATGACGAGGGTGGTGTGGACGTCAGGGCCCTGACTGACATTCTTTACAGTGTTGATAAGGTTAAACACATTTACGTCGAGAGACAGCATTCCATGCCTAAGCAGGGCGTCGTATCGACGTTTAAAATTGGTTACGCATTCGGACAGATAACAAGCACTTGTGCACTATCCCGGATACCGTATACAATCGTAAACGCTAATTCTTGGAAGCGTTCACTAAATTTACCGAGAGACAAGGACGCGAGTAGACGGCTGGCACAGCAGTGGTATCCAAATCTCGCGTCTCAATTAACAAGAAAAAAAGATGAGCACCGGGCTGAGGCCCTACTCATTGCTAACTATGGGAGTAAACAAATTGACTATCATTCCTAACATGGAAAACGAAAAGTATCACTTAGAGCCGTCACTCAGCGCCTCTGGTGCTAAGACAATAGCCATGAAGAGCCTAGCTCACTACAAGTATTCAGAGCCTAAGACTTCTCAGGCATTCGACTTAGGCACGGCTACTCACACGCTCTGTCTAGAGCCCCACAGATCCAATACTGTCTGGTGTGGACCTGAGACGCGCCGGGGCAAGGCTTGGAGCGAGAGAAAAGAGGAGGCCGAGGCTGCCGGGGCAATTCTATTGACCGAGGCAGAGTATAAGCAAGCCAATGAGATGGCTAAGGCCGTATGGGCAAATGAGGAGGCGGCTAAGATCCTATCGGGAGATATTATGATAGAGCCCAGCATTTTCGTAAAGGATCACGTCAGGAATGTTGACCTAAGGTGTAGGCCGGATGCATGGCGAAAAGATATTGCCGCGATAATAGATTTAAAGACGACGATAGATCCCAGTCCTGCCGGGTTCGCTTCTCAGGCTGGAAAACTTGGCTATCACATACAGGATCAATTCTATCGTATGTGCTTGGCCCTTGAGGGTCACGAGATTGACAGGTTTGTATTTATAGCCGTCGATAAGAATGGACCGCCCTACACTGTGGGCGTCTACGAGCTCGATGAGCGGTCACTGCGAGAGGGCAGGGCAGCCGTCGAATACGCGCTGGACAGATATGTCTGGGCGCAAAAAACCGGTGTATGGCCGTATGATTATGGGGAGTTGCAAACGATCCAGATACCGCCGTATACCTTTAAATTCACTGAAGAGCAAAATTAGTCAGGAGACACATATGCCAATTAAATTTGAAAGTGAAACAACCTCTGATATGTCTTACGTCAGAGTAAATTTACCACAGAATAAGTGGACCATTAAAACGCCTGAGGGTGACATTGAAGAGATTGATATGGGTAAGGGAATTGCCATTGATATTAAAAATGTTGTCTTAGGATGGCTACACATTGACGTGGGAGTGCGAGAGTTTCTCGCTTGGCCGTCACCGGGTCAGCAAACTGAAAAGCCTGAGGGGAGCCCACACAAGAAGGGTTTTGAGGTTGATTGCTGGGCCAATGGCCGTGAGGCACAGTTTAGCAATAATAGTTACGGTGCAAACCAGTTTATCGCTAAACTATATAACCAAGTGGAAGAAGATCCAAACTTTGCGACAAAAATTCCAGTCGTGCAAGTTACTACGTCAACTCCTGTTGTGATAGGTAAGGGAACCTCTTACGATGTAGGATTTAACATAGCTAAATGGATTGACCGTCCGAGCGGTGAAGATAAGACTGTAGAAGTACAGCCAACCGCTGCCTCTAGTTACGAGGCCCCGGCTACACCGGCTGCACCGGCAACCGAGAAAAAAGATTTCGGTTTCTAAAAACGATGGCCCCGGTGAAATACCCGGGGCTATTCCCAGGGACTAAGTCAATAAAATCAATAACTTACGGGAGAAATAAATGTCTGAAGCATACTTTCAAAAGGTAAAGGAGAGCGCCGTTAGCGATGTTGCGCTGACTTTAAAGGGCGGTAGAAACGAGACACTCAATAAGGCTGCGTATGCGCTGGGTAGGCACGCACACTTGGCCCCGGCTAATATAGATTTAGCCATTATAGAATTACACACGGCTGCAAAATCAGTCGGCTTGCACGACTTAGAGATTAAGGCCACAATAGGATCCGGCTTTAAGCGTGGCGGAGAAAATCCAAAAATTTTAGAAAACTCAGATACTACACCATACACAGTATCGGAATTCGATAGATTGATCGGGCGTCTAGCCAGTAAGGAAATGCTGGTGCGAGATCAGGAGACGAGAAAAGATAAAATCAAAAAGGCTAACGAGGCGTGGGAGAGGGCTGTACCGATATCCCGGGATAATAAGGATGCAATACGCCCGGCGCTATTATACCTCAACTCACGGGGCCTGAGAGCGTCTACAGCAACGAATATAGCGCGATTTAGTCCTAACATATACGACGGGCCAGCGATTATCTTTCCTGCGTTCAATTCGGAGGGCGACGTGCAAGGCATACAGGCCGTGTTATTGACGCCTGAGGGCAAGAAGCGTGAGCACAATGGTATTAGTAAGTATAGCCGGGGTGTAATAGCCGGGAACGTTATGCGTATTGGTGATGAGCACGACGGGGCTGCAATCGTTATGGTTGAGGGCCCGGAGGATGCACTGTCAATACATCAGGCTACGAAAGATAAAGTAGAGGCCGCTATCGTGTGTACATTTGGTAAGGCCGGGATGCAGTCATACAACGTCCCTAGAGCCTCAGACGTTACGATATGCGCCGATCCCGACTTAGATGTAGACAAGTGCGCTGACGTGCTCAGTGGCGACGGTAGCACGTCTGTGTATGTCGTCAGGTTCAACGAGCTGGGCGTCGAGAACGTCGTCGATGCAAACGACTACCTACAGGAAGTAGGCGAGGACAAGCTTCGAGAGGCATTGTCGCTGGCAAAGCCGGTAGCGCAGGAGAAACAGGAGATCATCGAGGCGGAGAGGCAGTGGCCGACGCCATACGATCCCATTGACCCGGCGAAGATCCCGGCGAGGCGTTGGATCTATGGCCGTCACTACATTCGCTCTAATGTGTCTGTATTGGCATCGGCTGGTGGCATTGGTAAGACTTCGATGCAGACAGTGGAGGCTCTGTCGATTGCGACGGGACAGTCTCTAATCGAGGACATGGTGCACGAGAGGTGCAACGTGTGGCTCATTAACCTCGAGGATCCGCTGGAGGAGATGCAGCGCCGGGTGGCGGCTGCTATGATGCACTACGGCGTCAAGGCAAAGGATGTTAAGGGAAAACTATTTCTCGACGCCGGGAGAGATCTCAAGATTATATTTGCTAAACAATCCCGGGACGGGCTCGATGTAGACGAGGAGCTCAGAGACTACATGGCCGATAAGATAGAGCAAAATAATATTGGCATGGTTTTTGTGGATCCGTGGGTGGGCGCCAATCAAATCAACGAAAATGATAACGTGGCAATGAATGCGGCGATAGCCAGCGTCAGGGCGATTGCAGATAAGACGGATTGCGCTTTCGTATTGACACACCATATACGAAAAATGCACGGCGATGACGCAACGGTAGATAGTGTCCGGGGTGCAGGGTCACTCATAGGAGCCGCGAGGGCTGCGAGAGTTATTAACAAAGTAAGTCAGGAGGACGCGCTGAAATTGGGTGTAAGTGAACAGGAGAGCCTCGGGATATTCAGAGTTGACGACGGCAAGGCTAACTTGGCTCCGCCGGCGGAGAAGGCCGTGTACAGGCGCATGGAGGGCGTTCAGCTTCCTAACGGTGAGTACGTCGGCGTGGCAGTGGCGTTTAAAATGCCTGACTTGTTCGATGGCGTGACAGTCAAGGACGCAATGAAGGTACAGCGAGTAGTCGGTGAGGCGCTGGAAAATGAGGATCCGTACAGAGAAAACATCCGGGCAAATATGTGGGTAGGAAATGCAGTGGCAAAAGTTTTAGACTTGGACACGGAAAAGAAACACGAGAAAGCTAAAATTCGTGCTATAGTTAAGAAGTGGTTGGAGACTGATGTTTTGAGGTTGGAGCCAGTTTATGATAAAAGGCAGGGTAGAGACGTTACAGTTGTCGGCGTCGGTGTGTGGATAACAGGAGAAGAGGCAGGATTATGAGTGAAGCAAAACAACCGGAAATAATTGCTAGGCTTGTCTACGATAAGGAGACTGAGATCTACGAGATCGAGTGGAACCATAGCAACCCTAAGACAGCCGACATATTTGTGAACAAAAGCAGACACGAGGCGATGAGAGCGTGTGACGATGGAATTGCAGATCTGACTTACTTCAGATTACTACTGCAAGAAGTGGAGAGGAGTGCTCCGACTTTACACTGAGGCGTTTCCTCAGTCCGAAATTGCGACTGAGGAAGAGTGCTTACACTGAGGAGAATACACCGCAAAAACCTTCCTCCTTAGTTATACGTATATATATACGTAACTGAGGAGGGAGTAAGGCGGATATATAAAACGACTGAGGAGAATAGTATCGTGGTAAATAAAAAGAGAACTAAACGTATAACTTTAACAGAAGCTGAAAGGAAGGGACGTGATGTACTTGGCAGACCTACTGGTGAGGATATCCCTATTAAAGCAGAAGTCATTGGACAACTTAAACCGCTGGATCGTATTGCCCGGGAGAAAGTTGATAAATGGGGTGATACATTGCCTACGTTTGTGCCGCCAGAAATGGCTGGCCGTTTTGAAGCTGCTTACGAGGCGCTAGGTTACGCCGTCGAGGCTAACGATGTAATGGCGACTAATCAAATTGCTGGTCAACTTATGAGAGCGTGGGACGTTCTAGAAAAGACTGCAATTGAGGCCGGGCATAAGCCTCCGGCTGAGGATTGCTATTGCGTCGAGCTCGAGGGTGGCAGGATCGTTTGTATTGCGTCTAGGAATGCTCACATATTACGTGAGAAGTATAAAGACTGGATAGTTTACAGTTTCGAGGATGTTGCTAGAATATTATCTAATGATTTTACGGCTAAGTTTTTAGAGGAGGCTTACGATAGTTTTCCTAAGGCAAAAATAACAACCGTAATTAGGGATGGAATTGATAAATCAATCGACTGGTCAATAGGGGATGAGATACCGTGGTAAAAATGGATAGAGATGAAATTTTAAAGGAAGCAATGAAAGTCATAAATAATGACCGCAATGCTGATTATGGAGATGCAAGGGAAAATTTTGAAAATACTGCTAAGTTGTGGTCAGCTTACACTGGCTACGAAATAGGTCACATTGATGTAGCTGTGATGATGGTGTTGCTTAAAATATCTAGGATAAGAGTATCACCTGATAAAGCAGATCACTGGGTGGATATTTGTGGGTACTCAGCTTTAGCCGGGGAGATAGGATCAGATGGTAGGTAAGGTAGGAAAAGCTAAGATTGCAGTAATAGAAAAGATGGGAGAGGATGAGGTGCTAGACAGAATATCTACTGGCACTTCAGTAAGATCTCTTATGAGGGAGTTCGACGTTGGCTATAAGTTATTTGCTATGTGGCTCGACGCTGTTGATGGCAGGAGAGGCAGATATGAACAGGCATTATCAGAAGCCGGGAATTATTATGCAGAGCGTGCAGTTGACACAGCTCAAAACGCGCAGCCTGAGGATGTTAATGTGTCGAGATTAAAAGTTGACACTGATAAATGGATAGCGAGTAAACTTAATCATAAATACGATACGAGACAGCGCGATGTGGCTATAAATATAAGCGTTAATGACTTACACGCTCAAGCAGCGCAGTTACTTGGTGATGTTATCGACGGAGAAGCTGAGGAAGTTGATCCGTGATTTCGCACACTCAATCACAATCGCGTGCGCGCGCGCGAATGCCGCAAAGCAGCAAAAAAGTCAACTTTCGGCCCGATTTTTCTGCAATTGCGAAGAAAATGGGGCAAAATGAGCCAAAAATTAACATAATACGTATTATGCGAAAAACTCGATGCCGCGATGCAGCATTATCGATTTTTAGCCCCCCCTTACTTTTTGTTCGCGCCCCGGCTTTTGCAACCACCCCATCACAGATAGAGATGTAGAAAATGACCAGCAACCCATTTTTAAAATTAATGAAAAGATATCGAAACGATCCCGTAAAATTCGCCCGGGAAGTGATAGGGATGGACCCAGACGACTGGCAATGTGAGCTTTTGCAATCCGTCGCTGACCCAAAAATTAGACGTGTCAGTTGCCGCTCGGGCCACGGCGTCGGTAAATCTTCTGCCGTTGCTATGGCGGCCATTTGGCACGTTTTAATGCGCGTGCCATCGAAGACAGTTGTCACCGCCCCCACCTCTGCCCAACTTTTTGACGCCTGTTTCGCTGAAATGAAAAATATTGCAAAACGCTTAAAACCGCCATTTGACGATTTACTCGAGATAAAAAGTGACCGCATTGAGCTCAAGAGCTCCCCGGAGAGCACGTTTATATCGTGCCGGACGTCGAGACAGGAGCAACCAGAGGCACTCGCCGGGGTTCACTCACCGAGCACGCTTTTATTGGCCGACGAGAGTAGCGGTATCCCGGAGAGCGTTTTCGAGGCCGCCAGCGGTTCAATGTCGGGTATTCACGCGACGACAGTTTTGACCGGGAACCCCACCCGGAACACTGGCTTTTTTTACGATACGCACAATCGACTGAAAGAAAATTGGCACACAATGCACGTATCCTGTATTGACAGTAATCGCGTCTCAGACGACTTCGTTAATGACATGAAAAATCGCTACGGGGAGGATAGCCCGGCGTACCATGTGCGCGTGCTCGGAAATTTTCCTCCATCGGAAAGTGATACAGTTATCCCGGTATCTTTAATTGACCACGCCATGAAAAACGACGTAAAGATCCACGAGGATACTATTTCTATCTGGGCCCTCGACGTTGCCCGGCAGGGAAATGATAGCTCTGTTTTGTGTAAGCGACAGGGCCCGGTAATTCACCCACTCATCGTGTGGAATAATTTAGACTTGATGCAATTGACCGGGGCCGTGAAGGCTGAATACGACGCTGCATCCACATCTAAAAAGCCCGTCGAGATCATCGTCGATAGCGTCGGCTTAGGAGCCGGTGTATTGGATCGACTTAGAGAGCTGGGCCTCCCGGCTCGAGGCTTGAACGTATCGGAGAGATCCGTCCAGAAGGATACATATATAAATTTGCGCGCAGAGCTCTGGTTTAAATGTAAGGCTTGGCTGGAGGGTATGGACGTTAAAATACCTCACGACGACAGGCTCTGGGCCGAGCTGGCAGCTCCCCGGTATCACTTTACCAGCTCAGGTAAGATACAAGTCGAGAGTAAGGAGGCTATGAAAAAGCGAGGCATTAACTCACCCGATAGAGCCGATGCAGTCTGTCTCTGTCTAGCAAATGAAATGACGACGATGGCTTACGGCACGAGCTCCGCCGGGTCATGGAATAAGCCGCTGCGTCGAGAGATCCGGGGCGTTGTATAAAAAAGGACCAGTTGATCAAACTGGCCCTTAGTGCTAGATCACCAAGAAAGGAGACGAGGCTCTAGCTGCGCGCGGTTTGGTGGGAAATACTCAAAACCACCGGCACTCACGGCTTACCGTATACGTTATCTGTTTCTCAACTCCTGTATGTACAGGCACTCGTTGCATCTATCCTGCATTATCCCCTTTTTAATTTTTTTAGATCTAAGCAGCAAAAAATTTCCGCACGCGCATTTGCATACCCACATACTACCGTTGCAATTTTTCTTCGTATTTAAATCTTTACCCAGAACGGTTATGCGTCCATTCTTTTTACCAACCATTTCTTTATAGAGTTTTCTCTCGTCGCCCAGCGCCGTGTGATCCGCTTTTCTAAAATATATCGGATCCTTGTAGACGTTTTTTAATTCTTTTTTAGGCTTGAAGTGAGTGCCCTTCGATAAGACTACTCTCGCAGCATTACCGTTAATAGGCGTGAAATGTTTATTAGCTTTACTTGTTACCATTACAAATCTCCCGGTTGTATACTTTAACTGTAACATACAAATTTTGCAAATTTACTAGTTGACGTTATTTTTTTTTATTTAATTTTTTTATTGCCTCATTTATTTCTTTATCTGACCCGTCAGTTTCGATAATCCTGCCATCATTTTTATCATAATATCTTTCGTATTTTGGATGCGTGTATCCATTGTAGTCATAATAAAAATGTAATTCCAAATTTTGTTTTAGTTTATTTTTGGCGACGAGCTCCCACTCGTCACCGTTGTCAATAAATAGAGCATACATTACTTAACTCCCTTACGCTTATCCGCCGCCGCTGCGCGCCTTGCGGCTCTGTTTGTCGAGCCGTCCAAAACTCTATTCTTTCTCCCGTGGCCTCGCCCGGACAGTGAGAAACTATGTCCGAGCTGAGATCCTGCGACAAGAGAACTCTCCACCACATTTGTGTGGCCTTTTATGCCGCCTTGTTTTTTCATTACGCTACCTCCTTAGCAATTTTCTGGGCAGCCATACGCTGGTCCCAATTTAAGTTACCTTTAAACCCGGCCCTCCATAGGGCGATGCAGACTTTACGAACCACCGGGTCATTACAAAACTTCTCTCGAAGCATAGAGTAAATATCTCTGAAGCCTTCACCGTGCGCCTTACGCATATACTTACCCCAGTATTCCGGGTTACTATGATACAGATTGTGCTGCACAAAGTGTGAGAGCTCGTGCAAGACTTGGATCAAGTTACCGTGATCGACGTCGCCTTTTTTGACGTGCATACCACCGCACTTAGGATCCGCATCAAAGTGACAATACTCGTTCCAGTAGTAGTGCCCCGGCTTGACGTAACCCAGCTTTTTAAATCTGGCCTTGACGCCTTGGGATTTGCCGCTGATGACGTTTTCAATTTGCCAGTAAGTCGTGCAAATTATTATACTATCAAAACCAGCCCGGCTACAATTGCTGCGCCTGTTAGGAGCCTTAACGACTAGCACGTCGTGTGCTTTTTGCTTTTGCTCCTTAGTCATTTGAAAGCGGTAACCGTCGAGGTAATTCAATGCATCAGTAATGATGTTATGAAAAAACTCTGTTTGGTTTGATAGGCTATATGGATTGTCTGACATTATTTTTCTCCCTTCTGAGCCTTTAGCCCAAGCTTTAACATTTCGATTGCCTCATCCTTCTCGCCCATGATCAGTTTATCCAGTGACCACCGCACCCAACTCTCAGCGCTCTTGACAAGCTTTACATCGTCAGAGCTGGGGAGCTCTGGCTCGTAAAGACCTACCGGCGCATCAGGATCATAAGGCGCAACAATATTGCCGTCAGGATCTCGAGTTAAATTGTCATCCGCCATTGATCCCACTTTATTGGCGTTTAACCAGTTGATGAGATCCTGCTTAGATGTAGGCACGTCAACCTCGGTCCAGTCGCGAGGAGCGCCCCGTTGGGCGTCCCTCTGTGTTCCAAACCATTGACCATAGCTGCTATTATATAAACGCATTACACTTCTCCCTTTTCTGCCCACACTGGGAAGTCACCAGACCATGTGTAACCCCACTTAGGCTTTTTGATTTTACCGTTACGATCAGCAATTTTTTTGCACTCGTAACCTGTCTTTAACCACCCGTCGAAATACTCAACTCTTTTATTACACTTCATAAAAACAGTTTTTGAAGCCATATTGGTCTTAAACGGAGTTCCAATTGGCAGATCTTTCATTAGAAATTTTCGACAATTTTTTAACATTACACCTCCTCCGCTTCAGTCACTGTTAGGTGAATAGTGTTAGGCCAGTTGTCTTCCCCATCTCTGTTACCACCATCGAAGCCCAAGTCCGCGCAAATTTCTTGCCATAGAAACGGATGCAAAGGATTGTTAATATCTTCCCTCGCTAATGTTATACTTTTTACTTGCATTTTTTTCTCCCGTAGGTTGTGGGGGCTTACGCCCCCGGTTGATTAATTAATGTTGACTAAAGTTCTAGCGTGTAGGCATTGAATATTGTAACCACCAGCTAAGATTGTTCTGATGTGTACTTTATGACCAGCTACGTCGAAGAAGCCTTCCACACCGTTTGAATATTCAACTAATTTAAACTCTGGAATTTCAGTAACTTCTTTTTTTCTTAATGCGTTCATGATCTGTGCATTACGTCGGTCAATTTTTGCTTGGACATTTTTTTCAACATTTTCCAAAGCATCTTGTAAACCACATCCATCAATTAAATTCATCATTGCTCTAGATCCGTAATAGTTCACAGTCCAATAATACATAGCTCCATAAATACGGTCCCCTTTCATTTCTCCTTTAGAAATTAAATCACGATATTCGTTTTGCTTTTTATCATACTCTTCTTGAAAGTTTGCTTTCTTTTCTTTTGTAAATTCAATAGCAGCAACGTGCATTTTTTGATCTAATTCTGCGAATGCATTATTAATTTGATCTAACATTTTTTATCTCCTTGAAAATTAACTTCTCCTATTAATATAGTTATTATTTTGTTAACATCAAGTTAATAATGCAACTAAATATCCAGGGAAATCAATGACTTACGATTTTTTTTCTTCGTAGTGTAAAACTCGATGACAGTTTGCACACAATATTTGGCACTTTGCAGCCTCCTCATACGCGCGCTTCCACTGTTTGTGAGAGACGTAGTGGCTTACTTTTGTATCGCCCTTTGCTTCTGGGTGGTGGAAGTCGATAGCCGCCGGGTGAGAAAATCCGCACTTTTCACATCTCAACTTTGATTTGAATTCCCACCATTTTTCTCTGTGTCTCTGGACGTGCTTTTTATTACTCTCCAAAACTTTTTCTCTGTTTTCGAGATACCACTTCATGCCGTAAGACCTGTTGTAAGTCTTACGCCGCTCTTTACTTTTATACGGCATATTAACTCCTGCTGGTAACGGCTACTGTATACTATTATTAAACAAATTGAAAAAAAACTACATTAATGGCACAATATATTTAGCGGTGGGTTCCCTTCTGCCGTAGAGCCCTAGGAGCTCCCCCGTGTGTCCTCCCACGCACGGGGTTTATTTAACTTAAAAATAATGTATTATAGGGCAAACTTATGAAGGAGGCTTATCATGCCAAAAGTCGGCGGCAAAACATATGCATACAATACTAAGGGAATGAAGGCTGCAAAGAAGGCAGCTAAAAAGTCAGGCAAAAAAATTAGCTACAAAAAGAAGGGCAAAAAATAATGGCTAAAAAGCGCGGCCTCTATGCCAATATCCATGCTAAACGTGAACGTATCAAACGTCAGAAAGCCGCCGGCAAAAAACCTGAGAAAATGCGTAAGAAGGGTGCAAAGGGTGCACCAAGTAACAAAGCATTTAAACAAGCCGCCAAAACAACCAAGAAGAAGGGGTCTAAAAAATGACAATTGGTTTGCTAGATGCACTAGCTATGGGTTTTGGAATGAAAGATAGAACCCAAGAATATTACGACGCTACAGAACATAGTATTCGTATGGATCCAACTGGCTCATATAGAAGAATGGGATTTGATCCAAACGAAAGAGCTGACGCTTACGCTGCACTCGCCGAGAGCGAGGGATACCCGGTCAGGGGCGGTCCGTTTAGACTTGCTAAAGTTCAAATGCAAAGAGACTTGACTGACGCCTTTGATGGCGGAGGTTTTGGCAAAGGCGAAAGCGGTCCCAGATTTGAGGGAGGACCCTCGAGTATGTTTTTAAATTTAATCGGCGTTAAGCCGATGGGTTATAATCAGACAATGCAGTCTGCGCCGGTAATGACGCAAATGCCCCTCCGGGCTCCAATGTCATTTTTTGACGTTTTACCAGACATACTGAAATGAGTAAGAAAAAAGATCCACGACTAGCCCGGGCCGGTGTCAGCGGCTACAACAAGCCGAAGCGCACGCCCAATCACCCAAAGAAAAGTCACGTAGTCGTGGCTAAGGAGGGCGATAAAGTTAAGACAATTCGTTTCGGGCAGCAGGGTGTAAGTGGAGCCGGGAAGTCGCCAAAGACGGCGAAAGACAAGGCGCGCCGTAAATCTTTCAAGGCGAGGCACGCAAAAAACATATCCAAAGGCAAAATGTCGGCAGCCTATTGGGCAAATAAGGAAAAGTGGTGATGGCTAGTATATTAGATGACGTTTTAAGATTTGCTTTACGGGGAAGATATCCTCAGGTTGTTCCTCCAATTAAAATGCCTAAGGAGGGTAAGCCCGGTCAATTTTTTGATCAAAAAGTTCCATCTCCCGAGCAAAAAGCATTGACTAAAGCAATGGCAAAAATTCAAAAACTTATTAACGAGGGTGAATACGAGCCATTTTTTGACGTATCAAAAAGATTTGACGTTGATCGAACAAAATATCCTGAGGCTGCCGCACCAAATCGAACTTTAAGTCTTGTTCCAAAAAAGCCGGAAACTATTGCAAAGCACGACGAGCTCTACGGGGGCCCTGAGGCTATGAAAAAATTACAGGAGGCATACCTAAAAGGCTTAGATATACCAGACACTGATAAATGGTATTTTATGGGCCAGCTCGAAAAAGAATTCATTGATGAATACGGCCCCGGCACTGGCGAGAAAATGTTTAAAAAAATGTTTGCTGATAGCATGGCAACTTGGACCGGAGGCATGGATCCAACAGCAAATCTCAGAGCTGCTATGTTTGAAAATTTTATGAATTTTAAAAAGTCAGGCTTGCCTGTGGATGCTCATCAATTTCCTTACCCAATTGGAGGAAGGTTTTTATCTACTAATGTAACACAAGCTCAAAAGTTAAGAAATCAAGGTGGGTTGATTGATCCAATAGCAAACCCTAAAAGATTTAACTTTAGTACAAATTTTTTAGGAGCCGCAGACCGGGCCACTATGGATGAGCAAATGACTAAGCTGGTTGTCCCGGGAAAAGGTAAACCAGATTTTTATGGATCAGCAGAAAAACCTGTTCATCGATTAGCTGACAAATATAACACTGACCCTCGAAACGTGCAGGAAGTTATTTGGCACGGAGGCACGGGTAAGGTTGGTAAGCCTATGATCCAATTCGTAAACGAGGCAATTGAGCGAACTAGTAGAATAACCGGCCTGACGCCTAAAGAGGTAGTTAAGGGTATGGTAAAGGGAAGTATTCCTATATTCGGCCTCACAGCGGCGGCCTCAATGCCTCAGAGTATGCAAATGGATCTCCTAAATTATATGCAGAGACGTTAAAATATGACAAATTTTACTTTGCCAACAGTAAGAGGTTTATTAAATCTCATACACTTTTCAGATAAAGTGCGCCCTGTTATTGACCCTATGAAGCATTTAACTAATCCAAATATTCGAGGGGCTGAAGCGTCGTTGGCAAGATCTGGGGTTCGAACAACTCCGTTCCGTCAGAAGCCGGAGGAGTTTTACGATCCATATCCACCGCAAAGTTATTGGGCATCAGAGGGGTATTCTAAAGAAACAGGATTAGGTGACGCTATTCACACAACTAAAAAACCGTCTGAGGGGTTTTATGACATCAGTGATGACGCTGATAAATTTTTACCTCTGGCCCGAGAAAAAGTTGAAGATATATTAATTGATAAGGAAATATTTGATTTACCTCCAAATGAGGTAACAAATCTGGTAATATCTGAGGCCATGAATATGGCAAAGACTGCTAAATATTTAGGTTTACAAAATAGAAAAGGACGCCCAAACGTATTTACACAATTCGATCCAATTGTGCCCGAGTTTGTAAAACCTCCTGAGGGGCAGTTTATGGATCTTTTAAAATACTTGGAGACTTTAGAAAAATGACGACATTAGTTTATGAAATGGAAATGGATGATTTCTCGAAGTCTTTACTTGAAACAGATCCATCATATAAAATTAAAATTTTACAAACTTTAAATGCTGACGATCCTTTGCAGATAAAATACAAAGTTGAAGTCACTGAAGAAAGGCGAGATAAAAATGAGCAGTAGACCAACTCGCACTCCCGGACCAATGTTTGGACCGTCTTATTCTTTACTGGATCAGGTGACAGAAATATCTAGGAGAAACCCGGGAGGTCCACAATTAATACCTAGAGATACTACTTTTGCAGAGGATATGACTGATCTTCTCACGCCTTACATTGGTAAGAATACGTCAAGAAGATTATTCGGTGGGGCTATGCCGGGAAGTGGGACAGGTGCTTTTGGGGGACCTAAGTCGGGCATTTTAAATTATCTTGATAACGCCGGATTAGCTAACGTCCTACCCGTAACCGCTGGAGCAATGTCAGGCGGTCAGGCCGTCAAAGATTTTAGAGCTGGCAACTATGGCGGCGCCGCATTAAATACAGGCTTTACTGCCTTAGATCTTGGTTTAAGCGGCCTCGGCCTAAAACAAGCCTTAAAAACGTCTGCAAGACCTGCTAAGTCATTGAAATCCCAGGGAAAAATACCCAATTATGAGGATGCAGCTCATTACATGAGGGTAAACGAGATGGAGGGTAATATGCTTAGGCCGCCTGTAATAAGAAAATCTGGTGGTAGAGCTCCAAGGTTTGATCAAATAGGTGTTCACGTTGGAACTCCAGCTCAGGCAGCCGATAGATTTAATGCGTTTCAAAACTGGAGAAAAGTTACAGATACTGAATTTGGACAAACACTACCTTTAAAAATTAGAACTGACAAACCATTTGAAATTAAAGATTTTGAAGAGTTTGGAATTAAAGCAGATATAAGACCTCATATGGTAGAAACTATAGATGGAAAAAAAGTTTTAAATGAGGATGGTGTTAAGGAAGTTATGAACGCTTATGCTGATGCAAAAAATGTTGATTTAGATACAGGTGTAGATCTTTTTAGAAAAGAACTCACAGATAAAGGTTATACTAATATTCCTTATATTAATCTTGTAGAGGGAATAGATGACCGCGCTGGATTGAAATACTCGTTTGGCCTTGATGATGCTTTCACAAAAGAAAACATAAGTAACATCATGTTAGTTGACAGAACTGCTAACGATCCGGCGGTAATTAAAAGCCGGTTTGCAAAATTTAAAGACGTATATGACCCAAATATAATGGCTGGCCTAGCTGGCCTTGGCCTGTTATCGCAGATAGAAAATGAGGAAGGCGAGTAAGATGGAAAATGAAATAAGCGAACTCGTGCAAGAGCTGGAAGCTGAACTCGATCCTAACATCATGGACGATGAGGAGCTGAAAGGTATCGTAGGAAAAGAGATAGAAGACGCAATTGATTTTGTTGATAACTGGGTATCTCCACTGCGCGCCACGGCCACTGAATATTACAGGGGAGATCCCTTCGGTAATGAAGAGGCCGGCAGATCTCAAATTGTAAGTATGGATGTCCGGGATACCGTACAGGCCATTATGCCATCTCTGATGCGTATTTTTAATTCTACTGAGAATACGGTGGAATACGCGCCACAATCGGCTGAGGATATAGAGGCGGCAAAGCAAGCGACGGAATATGCCCGGTACGTTATCAATAGAGACAACGACGGTTTTTTACAGATCCACGCAGCCTTTAAAGATGCTCTAATTCGTAAAGTAGGCGTACTAAAATGCTACTGGGATGATCAGACAAAATTTGAGACACACGACTGGACCGGGCTAGACGATAATGCTCTCGCAGCTCTCATGTCAGATAATGACGTTGAGGTTCAAGTCTTAGCCTCTGAGCCAGCCGGTGAGCCCATGATGGATCCAATGACGGGTGAAATGTTACCGCCTCCAATGGTGCACTCAGTGAGGGCTACATACACTCACCCGGACGGTAGAGTTAAGATGGAGGCCGTTCCACCTGAGGAGTTCCTAATTTCGCGTGAAGCAAAGTCATTGGATCAGGCGTCATATGTCGGTCACCGCCGGGTTATGACTGTCTCCGAGCTCGTCGCTATGGGATACGATTACGACATAGTATCAGACGCCGGGGCCAACTACGACGACATGGAAAGCAACATAGAGCGATACACTAGGAATAAATCTTTAACTAGTGAAATGCATGACCGTGACGACAAGGCAATGAAAAAAGTGCTATATGTCGAAAGTTACATAAAAGTCGATTATGACGGCGATGGTATAGCAGAGCTTAGAAAAGTTTGCACCGTAGGTGACGAGAGTATCGTTCTTATGAACGAGCCGTGCTCAGTCGTTCCATTTGCTGTATTCTGCCCGGATCCAGAGGCTCACGATTTCTTCGGTATGAGTGTCGCCGACGCCGTCATGGATATACAGAAAATCAAATCTTCTATCATGCGTAATACTCTAGACAGTCTCTCAATGTCTATTCACCCACGCATGGCGATTACTGAGGGTATGGTTAATTTAGACGACGCCATGTCAACCGAAGTCGGATCCATAATCCGCCAGAGGCAAAATGGAGCCGTTCAAATGCTCAGTATGCCATTTGTCGGTCAACAGGCATTCCCGGTCTTAAAGTATATGGATGAGCTTAAAGAGGCCCGTACAGGCATCTCAAAAGCCTCAGCAGGGCTCGACGCTGGAGCCTTGCAGTCTTCGACGGCGGCAGCCGTTAACGCCACTGTAAGCGCCGCACAGCAACACATAGAGCTGATTGCGCGCATATTTGCCGAGACTGGCATGAAGCAACTATATAAAATTGTTCTACACTTATTAACCACGCACCAAGACGCGCCGCGCATGGTACGGCTGACTAACGATTTTATCCCGATAGATCCCCGTACTTGGAATAGCAATATGGACGTGTCTGTCCGTGTCGCTCTTGGGCGTGGCACAGACACTGAGCGTATGATGATGCTCAAACAGATTGGTGAGATGCAGAGAGAGGCAATGCAGACTATGGGCGCTGTAAACCCACTGACTGACATTAATAAGCTTGCCAATACACTGAAGGCGATGACAGAGCTTGCCGGGTTTAAAGATACCTCGCAATTCTGGAGTGACCCGGCACAATTCCAACCGCCTCCAGAAGAGGATAAGCCAGATATTCAAGAGCAACTCATTGCCGTTCAAATCCAGCAGATACAGGCCGACATTCAGAAAAAGGCGGCGGAGCTTAATTTAGAGCGCGAAAAAATGATGATGGATGATGATCGTAAACGAGATGAGCTTGACGCTGATTTATTTGTTAAGGCTGAAGAAATGAAGGCTAAGTATGGAACGCAGCTAAACGTCGAAAAAATCAGATCAGATCTGGCGATCAATCGTGAAGTTATGAAGGCTCAGGCTGAAGTATTAAAAGGCGCTGTAGATGATAAAGAAAACTAGGCAGCAAATCATAGATGACGGGGCGGAGGCTGACAGGCTTCTAAATACAGAATTACCTCGTTTTATAGATGAGCTGGAAGCAGAGATCTGGGAAGAATTTAAAAAATCTGACCCCAGTGACAAGGATGGCCGGGAGGTTATTTTTGGTAGAGCGTGCGGCATTGAAAATGTAAAAACTATGCTGCACAGATTAAAACAAAACGCTACTATTGAAAAAAATAGAAAATAGCGCATAATACGGAGTTAAGCAATGTCAGAAGCCAACAACCCGAGAGGGACTGATCTGAACACAGCAAGAAATGCAATTAAAGCCTTACTAACGCCCCAAGAGGATACCGTGACGGAGGAACAGGTTGCGCTTGAGACTGAAACCACTGAAGCTGAACAAGTTGAAGAACAGGTGGAAGAAGTCGAAATGTCCGAGGATACGCAAGTATCTGAAGACGGTCTTGAAGTTGAAGAGGAAGCAGAAGAGTTCGAAGACGCATCTCTGGACATACTTGGACAAGTAGTCGAAGTAGACGGCGAGGAGATAACTGTTGAAGAGCTCAGGCGCGGAAACCTAAGACAAAGAGATTATACACGCAAAACTCAAGAGCTTTCTGAATACAGAAAATCAGTAGAAGCTCAAGCAATTGAGATGGAGCGTGAACGTGCTCAATATGCTCAAATGCTTCCTGCATTGCAGGATCGTTTAGAGCAACAGGAGCCGGAGCCAGATTGGGACACTCTGTATGATCAGGATCCTAACATGGCAAGGAAGGCAGAACGTGCTTGGCAGAAACAGCAAAAGGAGCGACTAGCTTCTATTGAAGCCGTTAAGGCCGAGCGTGAGCGAATGCAACAGGTTGAAGCGGAGCGTATTCAAAATATGCAAATGCAATACCAAGCGCAGCAGCGAGAAATTTTGCCCGACTTAATCCCGGAGTGGCGCGATACAAAAGTCGCAGCGAATGAGGCTAAACAGGTCCGTGACTTTCTCCTTGGAGAAGGATTTTCGGAGCAAGACATTAGCGGATTAACAAATGCGACACTTGTAAAAGTAGCGAGGAAAGCCATGCTGTATGACAAAGGGCAGACTAAAGCGACGGAGGCAAAGACTAAGCCTAAGAAGCAACAGCCCAGAACTCTAAGAGCTGGATCTCGAAACACGCAGCCAAAACCTAAGACTGAGCAAAAACAAGCGCTACAACGCGCACGTCAAACTGGCAAAGTGGCTGACGCCGCTGCCGCAATTAAACACTTACTCTAGGAGGCTGTAATGGCTATAACTACCAATACGTTCACATCCTTTGACGCCAAAGGTATTCGTGAACAGCTTTCGGACGTAATCAGCTCGATCTCGCCCGAAGAGGTCCCACTGCAAAGTAACCTTGGAACAGTCAATGTTTCCAATACATATTTTGAGTGGCAGACTGACTCATTAAACGCTGTTTCAAAAACGGCGAGAGCTGATGGCGATAATGTCGGAGACACTTTCGACAGTACATCTGCAACAACTCGCGTCGGTAACTATACGCACATTTTGCGTAGAACAGCTATCGTCGCTGACAACCTATCTGATCAGTCCTTAGCCGGGCGATCTGATGAAATGGCGATGCAAGTTGCAAAGCGAGGACGTGAGCTCCGCCGAGACTACGAGGCTGTTTTCACGGATAATAACGCCGCCGTAGCAGGAAACTCAAGTACACCGCGTGAGACCGCTGGCTTAGGTGCATGGATTGCAACTAACGACGTTATGGGTTCAGCAGGAAGTCCTGCAAGCCCAACTGGTGACGGTACTGACGCTCGTACTGACGGAACACAGGCCGTATTTACTGAGGCTATGTTAAAATCAGCAATGCAGTTAGCGTATACTTCTGGCGGTAAGCCATCAATCATGATGACTGGCCCGTTCAACAAAACCAAAGTATCAGGTTTTGCTGGTATCGCTGCACAGCGCTACATGGCTCCAAGTGATGGTCCAACCACCATTATCGGTGCGGCTGATGTGTATCTGTCGGATTTTGGGAGCTTATCCTGTGTAGTTAACCTTTTTCAAAGAGAAAGAGACTGCTTTCTGCTAGACCCAGAGTTAGCAGAAATCGCTGTTCTACGTCCTATCCAGACCGTTGATCTAGCTAAAACTGGAGACGCAACCAGAAAAATGGTCATAGGCGAAATGGGACTCCAAGTTACCAATGAGGCTGGCCACGCCGGCGTGTTCGATCTCACAACATCATAATAACTTTAGGGGCAGCTTAATTGTTGCCCCTATTCCCAGGGAATAGCCCTTTAAAAACAAGGACTTATATAAGATGAAAAGATTATGGAGCCATGATCCAGTAACCGGGATAAAGAAGTATTGGCACGTAACTGGCAAGGGTGAGTATGTCGTTGAGACAGTTATGGACGTTAAACCAATTGTGGAGGCTAATAAAAAGCAGAGAAACAATATGGATAAGAGACATAAGGACGTTAATAAAGTTGCCTCAATACCGCTGCCAATATACTACGAATTAAAGCGTAAGGGTATCGCTGACGATCCTAAGGCATTATTTAAGTGGCTAAATGATAGCGATAATGCTTGGACTAGAACAAGAGAAAGCACGCTATGAGTATTGCAAACTATACCGACTTAAAAAATTCGATAGCAGATTTTTTAAATCGTGACGATCTTACTTCAGTTATTCCTGATTTTATAACTCTAGCCGAGGCCGATATGAATAGACGCCTCAGGCACTGGAGAATGGAGAGCCGGAAGGTGGCTCTTTTAGATACTCAATACACAGCTTTCCCACTCGATTTTATTGAGGGTATACGCTTGATGTTGACGGGTACTACAGAATTTAGATTGGAGCTTATAACTCTTAGCGAATTAATGGATAAAAGAGCTGAGAGCAATTCCTCAGGAACCCCAAGATTTTATGCCCCGGTAGATGGATCATTTGAAGTTTATCCAACGCCGGATCAGGATTATACTATTGAGATGCTTTACTACGAAAGAATAGAGGCGTTGAGCAATAGTATTGCGACAAACTGGGTTTTAACTTACTACCCAGATATTTATCTTTACGGAGCCCTGACACACAGCGCCCCGTACTTAGGTGAAGATGCCCGGACGAAAGTTTGGGCGGAGTTGTATCAAAACGCAATAAGTGGTACAAATATGGAAGACCAACAGGCCAAGTCTAGCGGATCAGGCCACAGAATGAGAATTAGGAGTTTTGGATAAATGGCAAGTTTTACAAAAGTTAATGACTTTGTGGTCAATCTGGCTAACGCAATGGATATGAACGCAGACACGTTTAAAATTGCGCTCTCTAACACAGATCCAACAGCAGGAACAAATGCAGCGGCTGATGGAAACGGTGTTTTAGCAAATGTTACAGAAATTAGTTACACTAATCTTTCTGCAAGAACATT